TTCCTTTTGTAAAACCAGCCCTACGGCATTTAGGTGCGTATACTTTGTATTTTGCACCCTACTATTTGCTCCATTGAGTCTAGGTTTACGATCCTCAGGTAATTTATTTACCCATTTACTTATATTATCTAGTTGTGCTCCGGGAATGTCCATAGTTACTATCAATAAACCTCCCGGCTTTACCATCTTAAAAAGATTCTTTAAAATCTCTACATGGTTTGAATAAGGTATCTCTTCTACAGTGGATATATTCATTACAATGTCATAGTACTGTAAGTCAACCTCTTCTGGCTCTTGAGTTATATCCCAAATTTTTGTATTTCTATGAGTGCTATATCTTATATCAGAATGAGTTGATTCAAATGATAACTCTAATGTTTCTCTGAATAAATTATGTACACCTTCAAAACCCCACGAAGTATTATGCACAGTTTTGGCATTAGATAAGTACTTATTTATAGTATCTAATGCATAACAATATTCATAAGGCCTAGACCATGCAAGGTCAATACCGCCATACTTAATTTCTGCTCTATCTTCTGTACTAAGGTATCTGAACTCTTTAACTAACATATTTTTCTCTTTGAATTTCTACCCATCGCATTTGTTTTTTTGCTGTTGTTAAAGAAGGATCTCTACCATAAACTCCATGAAGTTGTAAATGATGTCTATGACATAATGTAACTGTGTGATCATACAACTCAGAATGATGCTCTTCTATAAAATCATCCCGAAGTGCTTGAATGTACTCGGGATTGTGATTGTTATCTTTTATCCATTTGTTTAACAATGGTGTGAGACTGTAAAAGTGGTGAAAATCTAACTGCTCTGTTGCACCACAAATCTCGCAAGAGGAACCCTTCTCATACTTGGACTTTGCCTTATCTCGTACATACTTTACAATGTCACGTTTTAACTTAGGCATTTTCCTCTGGTTCCTTTATTTTTCATTTAAAGAATTATATCTAGTTTAAGCTAACTTGTCAATAACTATTTTTGAGCTGGTATCATTAGAAGGATACATTTGAGATTTGAAATGAGTATAATCCGTATCGCAACGCATCTGCCATGTGAGATGCCATGTTGTGTTTTGGTTTTTCCTTCATTAGATTAGGATTCGGATCCCACTGATACGCATCAAGGCATGCTAAAGATTGTTTTGCTTCTTGATCAACAAACAGTATGTCGTTCTCGATAATTCCTGATACATGTCCAATTCCGTCAAGTACGGACTTCTTAGCGTTGATGGTGGAAATATCGTAGTTCTGCGCGAAATCAAAGCGTGTTTGTTGAGCGGCTGAATCAATATAAATGTAATCAATATCCCAGCGATCAATGAGTTTCTGGATTTCGGCAGCGTGCTGTTCAGTAGTTCTCTCAGCATCGAAGTATTCGTCCACCAAATAGTATTGTTCTGAATCCCAATCATACGCAATAACGCACATTGCTGTCGGGTCTTTGTAACCGACATCCAACCCCGCGAAGACATCCATTTTACTAGTGTCGAGCTGAGAGAAGTCTTTGACTTGGGTTTCAAAGTTGAATTTCCAGATTTGTCCTTCATAAGTATTAAAATCAGCCTCGTACTCTTGTTTAAATTCTGCTTCTGACATTGATTTTCTTGCTTCGTCAATGTCACTTTGGCTCATTCGTGGGTTGTCTTTATAAGTAGCTCGTATACTACACCACTCTGGAAAATCGTCTGAGAATCCTCTGTAGAAAAACTCTGAAAACCAATTATTCCTGCCACGAGGAGTGGAAATGAATATAGCTTTAGAGTTGTCTTTATCGAGTGTAGGTCGTAGTGCGACATTAAAGGCATCCTTACCATCAGCTAGTGCTGCTTCGTCAAATATAATAAGATCATAGGAACGACCTACACAAGAATCTACTTGGTTAACAGAACCCATTCTTACTGCGGAGCCGTTGGATATTTCAATAACTTTATCTTTGGCATTATCTTTTGTAACTTCTAAGTCAAAGTGTTTAATCAGGTTTCTTTGCAAATCAAAAGAGATCTGAGACAAGGAATAGTTAGGAGACATGATTAAAATATTGGAGCCTGGCACTAAAGACACGAGCTGTCCTATAATGTTAGCTATGTACGTTTTGCCTTGTCGACGGGAGACGGCGGCAGAGACAAAACGATATTTAGGGTTGTTAATCGCATTGATAATTGCTATCTGCGAAGGCAGCGGTGTGATGTTCAGCAAATCCAAATAAGGATCAACTGGAAGTTTTAGAAACCTTGTCTCAGATCTGTAATCAACTAACTCTTCCGAAAGTACATCTTTTCGGCTTATTTCAACTGCCATTTACTTAGTCCTATTATCTTCTATACATTATATCTCTCGACATCATAAAAGACGTCCAAAGATTTAAATTTTTCTTTATAAATGCACCTGTAATATTTAAAGTATCCGCTCCCCAAGGGGTTGTTAAGTAAGCGTGTAGCTCTTCTGTAGGCACTTTTCCTGCTATTAAACTTTCGGGGACTTCTTCTATTGGTACAAACCTATCCTCTTCTGGTGTAAGTAGTAAACACTTTTCGTAATCAAAAAATTGTAATGCTAAGCTTTTTGGGTTATATCCTTCTTTTCTTATTTTTTGTAAAAGTTCTAATATTTTAGATTCACCTACGAACTTTTTTACTGGGTCTATATTTTTTTCACAGGTTTGAATTATTTTATCCCATTTTTCTACAAACTCTTTATTTCTTTCATTGCTATCAAAAAATAACTCCTCGTTGTAAAAAGGAATTTGTACGCTACCAAAACTATGCTTTAAAATATCAGATAATTTTACTGCAAACTTATTTATATAGCTATTATATTCTTTGCAAAAATACACAAAGCTGGCAAAAGGGACGCTCATTTTAGGTTTTAGATACTTTTGATATTCCACAAATTTATCTATATGAAACTTTTTCCCTTTTTCCTCAATAGTAGCAGGATCATCCATGTTTCCATAGTAACCTGCTAAGCTGAACTGAAACAACCATAAATCTATGGTAGGAAACATTCTTTTTAATAACTGCAAAGAGTCTCCTTGTAAATAAGCATCATTTTGATTACAGACTACTTTATCTTCCAACCTATAAACTAGAGCATTATCATGACCTGCTGGAAATGGTGTTATAGTATAGCCTTTTTCTATCTCCGTTTCTACATAGTGATCTATATAAGTAAAAGAGTACCCTAGCTTTTTACAATAGTCCATTACATTTGAATTATTTCGTCTAGGGTATAAAATAGTAATATTATTTTTAGTTTTACTTCTTATATATTTAAGAGTATCCCAGTTTAAATGGTCGGGATGTTCGTGGGATAAACTAATATATTTAACTTTTGAGTAGTCAATAATACTATCATCTGTTTCTTTCAGTAATGCCCAGCTATTATTAAATATTTTACCCTTAAACCAAGGATCAACTAAAGTAATAATATTGTTTATTTCTATAGCAAATGAAGAATGGTTTAAAAAAGTAAGTTTATACTTTTGTGTCATTTTACTCGTCTTTTAGTAGTGTCCAAATTCCATAGCCAAGACCAACCCATGCTAGTAGTTTTGCTAAACCTCCTAGTAATATGACTGATCCACATATTCCAATAAGTACAATGCCATCCCAGGATGTACGTTGTTTTAATAATTTACTTAGATACTTCAAGTTGTGTACCTCGTTTTTTATGCCCGTTCCAAGCTACAAAACCTGCTAAACGTAATGCCCAGTATGCTAAGTAGTTAAGTGCGTAGAAGCCATTAACTTCGATACAGATATCTCTGAAAAGACCATCCATATACTTTTGGTCACGATAACCAATATTACTACCGTCTTTTTTCATAAGAGTAGCGTACTTATAACCATAGTCGTGTACTAAACCACCCATTAATAAAACCCCTACTGGAGACAGGAAAGTTGCTAAAAACTTAGGAACCGAAGCTCCATCAAATTGAAAACCCGCAGGAATTTTATATGCTTGATTGTCAATCCAGTAGTGGAAATCTTCTGTAATTACCCACTGACGTGTACCAGTAAGCCACATTAATATTGCGCCCCAGAAACCTTTACTTGCCGTTTTAATAGGTAGCGGCTGCATTTTAGGCATTGTAGTATATTCAAAATTAATACGCTTTAAGTCTGGTTTATCTAATTTATTAATTAAGTAGCTAACTGCAATTACTGCGATTACTATCGTCCATTGCCAAAATGTTACTGCTAAATCTAGTATTGTTTCCATTATTTTTTACCTTTCATTGCTTGTGTACCAAAGAATGCTGCAACTATACCGGCAACAGCTACAAAGTATGTAGGTGCCATATCTCCTAAGGTATCCTGTGCTTGATCTAAGCCAGCTAGTGATGCAAGTACAACTGCAAAAGGATATAGTAGTAAACCTCCTAGTGCAAACCATGTCATGTTACGCTGTGCATCACGCATAGCATCCGCATCTTCTAGCTCTTTACGTTTAAATTCGAGGTATAAAGCCTCTTCTTCTTTCGATACTTGCCCATCGCCGTTTGTATCTGCTGGATGATAATTAGTGTCTTCTACCATTTTACTTTATTCGCCCAATATGCTGCCGACATTTTGCCTTTAGCTATATTCTTTGCGTGTCTTGCTTTAAACGACGCACGTTTCTTTTTCATTCTATCAGACTCTCCAGCCTTCGGCTTCCCTGCCGTTTTAGCTCCCTGCTGGCCGAAGCGAATAGTCTTAATCTTATTGCCTACTTTTGCCACAACTATGTGTGACTTCTTCGCATGGCCTGGAGTACGTTTAGGTTTGTTGTAACCTTTAACTTTTGCTCTTGCCAAGCGAGGGTCTCTTTTCTTACCTTTTCTTTTTCTTGCGGCCACTGCTTTTTCTCCGTTTCACGAATGTACTAACATTGCGTGGCTTGCCCCCTGGATTGCCTGCTTTTCGTTTTCTACGAATAGCGGATTTTTTCTGGGCTGCTGTCATACGAGCGGCTTTTGCTGCTGGCACACATTTAGGGTATCCTTTACCTTTTGCTTTTTTTCTGCCACACTTCTTGTAGCCTCCGCCTTTCTTTGGACGCGATATATCTACCCACTTTTCTTTAAACCATTTACTAAGTCCGCTTTTACGAGGTTTCATTTTTTAACCCCCATACGGTATCTGCCCCCTCTTTTCTTGTATTCTTTTACAAGATAAGCATTTGCGTAAGCAGAAGGGTATACTTCAAATTTTCGTTTAGTAGCGGCTTTAACAGTTGCATATAATTTTTTGTTTGTAGGAATAGGCCGTTTCTTTGCAGCCTTTCTTTTCCTCTTACGAACAGCCACAACGGTGTCCTTTTTTCTTTTTAGGCTTTTTCTTTTTTGGTCTTCCTCTTTTTGATCCGTACGTACCTTTACCTGCTGGCATAATCTTACCCCAATTGGGTGATCAGTGTAATAATGACCCCCGCCAGGAACATGATTACTGTTCCGCCTATACTAACCATACGCGTCTCTATTCTATTGAGAGACGTTTCTACATCTTCTAAACGCTGAAAACAAGTTTTCCAACGCTCTTCGCACATTACTTCGTGAGCAAATAGACCTTTTTCAAGAGCTGTTACTTTATCATTCTGTTCCATCTTTGAGGAGTTTCTCCATCAGCTTACCATAATTACCTTGACCAAACGGAACAGCTTCATTAATCTGTACATTAGTTTGGTTTTTGATATTGCCGCTTTCGGCTTTTGCTAAGTCTGCTTGCGCCTTGATTTCGTCCATACGCATTTTATGAGCCATCTGTAATAAGTCTGCTAGATCCTTACTAGAGTATATGCCTGATTCCTCTGCCTCTTCTAATTTGGCAGCGATCATATTATCTAGTAAAGATCCAATGTTATTCTTATTACGGTATCCTAAGTCCAAGTAAACAGTATCAATATACTTTTTTACTTCACGCTTATTTAGTACTTCTACTACTTGTGTTTCTGGCACTTGAAGATACTCACACACTCCGCGTATGTTCCCAAACTGTAAATAACTGTTTGCTATTTCCAGTCCTTCGGGTGAAATTGTAGTGAGTTCTTTTGCCATGTTTCGTATTATACTAAGTTAGGGTTGTATTGTCAACACTTATTTTTCGCAGGTCTAGTCTGCAAGCGGGTTATCAAGTGCTTTTTGTAGCTTATCGCTGAATCGTTTTTCTAATTCTTTTAAGTCTCTAGCATTGTCAGACATCAAGGAGTCTCGTCTTGTTTCAAAGCGTTCACTTGCTTTATCAATCATGTCTCGTACTTTTTCTTCCATGTTTCGAGTTTTATCTTCTACGCGATCTGCTTGTTTTTCAATACTCAGAATATCGTCTCGTAGTCCAGATTTAATATCTCGTGTGTATTCAATCGCATCATCTAATTTTTGAATTATCTGCACATTCTTTGCGTCTATAGCGTCTACA